CACGACTAGTTCTACTCATACATCCACTTCCACGACTAGTTCTACTCATACATCCACTTCCACGACTAGTTCTACTCATACATCCACTTCCACGACTAGTTCTACTCATACATCCACTTCCACCTCTAGTTCTACACAAAACTTTACTAGACCAACAAATGATACTACTACCTCTTCTACAGTAACAGATTTGTCTAGTTCAACTCCGGAACCAACAACCGTTTATACTAACCTAACTAATAATCATACACACCCAGTTCCCTATAATACAACAGTTGAATCTAATACCAGAACTACAGTTCAAAAGAATACTAGTACACAAACAGTTACAACCACAAGTAATAGGATTGTTACTAATCCATCAGACTCTGATAGTTCTAAGGATGATGATGATAATGATGAAATGGTTATTATTTTTAGTATCTTTGGAGCGCTTGCTTTTATTGTTCTAGCAGTTATTATCTACACACTAATCTTTTGTAAAAAAACTCCAGAGGTTCCTACTACAGTTCCAGAAAATAGAACAACCACCTCTTTTGAAAATCCTATGTATACTAATAATGATCTATATCAAAATTCCCTTTCAGAAGAACCACATACATACGATGAAGATGCTAATTATATTGATATTAAATAAATAATAGTAGTTAATGTATATAATATAGACCCCCATATAGAATCTATAATAACAGTTTTAAGATCCCAGTTTTTAAAAATAGCCATATTTGTAAAATCGAATAAACAATACATACAGAACCCTAATACAGCAGAATCTATTATACTTTTTTTTTTACTCTGATTCTTGATATTTTGAAATACAAAATAGTACCAAGAAAACAGTATTATACTATATGCACCAACCGCAGGCATTATTTTTAGTTTTAAAGGAGATTTTTGAATTTTTGTAACTAAATTATTATAATAATTTTTGGTTAATGTAAGATAAATCGAATCTAATATCAAAAATGTTATTAAAACACTAAATAACATATATAATAATAAATTATTTAATTAAATATATAACCTAAAGACAATTTATTCTATTTTTATATGGGAGATATTGAAACCTTTAATAAAAATGGATTTGTTTTAATTAAAAATTTTTTTACAGAAGAAGAGTCTGAACAAATTGTAAACTTTGCAAATACACTTGAAACCTGGAAAGAAACTGCTAATAAATGGATGATTTTTTTTGAAAAGGAAAAAAAGAAATCAAGAATAGAACAATTTATTGATTACTACCCAGAACTTAATGAATTTATGAAAACTAAAGTATATCCTAAAGTAAACAGTATTAATGGTTCAGATATGAATCTTTTCAAGGATAAATTAAACTGGAAACATGGTGGAGGTAATGGATTTAATGCACATCAGGATCACCCAGCCTGGACTGATTTCGAACCCAATATCTATATATCAGTTGCTTTATTTGCTAATAATTCAACTAAACAAAATGGGTGTTTACAATTTGGTAAAGGAGAAACCAAATTCGTGAAGGAATGTGATTATAATAAAGAAGGTATGGGGGAAATAAAAAAAGAAATAGAAGATAAATTAGAATGGGATTTTTCAGAAACAACACCGCGTGATTTGTTGTTATTTGATTCGTTTGTTGCACATAGAAGTTTTAAGAATACAACCGACCATTCGAGACGTATTTTCTATTTTACATTTAATGACACAAAATTTGGTAATTTATATAATGATTATTTTATTACAAAAAGAAATAATTTCCCCCCAGATATAGAACGCACAAAAAAAGTTAAATTAAATAATAATAAATATAATTTAGCAAATCCTATATTATGAATTCTTCGGGGTATGGTCTTTCTAAGGGATCCCATTTACAACATGTAAGAACTAAATTTATAATACTACTTTCGGTATGAAGTTCCATGAATCTATAGTGTTTAAATGCATAAATTAATCCTTTATGTAATAAATACGTTGGTGAATTAATATTATCATAAAATGAATGGATAGTTGGAAATTTTTTAATAAAATTAGAATTAGGGCTATCTAATATAATGTTCTGGTTTAAAAATAATTCATCATTTTTTTTATAAGGGAATAATGGGGTTCTATAAAATATTTCATAAATAACACACCCTAAACTCCACATATCTATTTTACAATCAAACTTAGTACCTAATAATATTTCAGGAGCTCTATAGTAAATTGTTTGTATAACATTGTGATTATATATTTTATTTTTTGATAAAGAAATACCAAAATCGATAATTACTATATCCTTTAATTTACTATCTTTAAAAAGTATATTGTCTGGTTTAATGTCGCAATGTATAATATTATTTTTTTTTAAGTAAATCATTCCATTGTTTATTTTACGAGCTATATTAGTAGTTTCGTCAACAGAACTAGTATAATTCTTTATATATTCTTTAAGAGAAATATCATACATTTTAAGAATCGTATATTCTGTATTATCATAGTAAAAGGATTCTAACAGTTTAATTATATTATTCTTTTCTTTTGATTTAAGTTTAGATAAAATATTTATTTCATTTTTAAAACACTTGTTATTTGTATTTATTTTTAGTGCAACTGTTCTTGAATTTAATTTATCATATACACTATAAACCGTGCTAAATGAACCTGACCCTAATTTTTTATTAAATGTAAATCGTTTCAAAAAGGTATTATTATATGGTTCAGTATGTATTATATTCATAATATATACATATTTAAAATATATTATTAAATAGTATGTTAAACAAATATTTTATAATAATATTTTTGTTTATAATCTTTATTTTATTTAAATTATTTATAAATAGAGAACATTTTACAGAACAAAAAAATAAAAAAAAATTAGATCGGCCTTGGGTTAATTTATATGATAATAATGGGAATATATTAAATGTGGCATTGCTATCCCGTCCATTTTATAAGAATAATGATGAGGAGATATATAATAAATCCATTAAGGATAAATTTAATATATTAGGAATCTCTAGTTATCAAGAATTTCCGAATCAGCCATATAATCCTAGTGATGGATATAACGATACTACAAATAAATACAACTATAAAAAATGGATAAATATGGGTAAAGGGTGGTTACATTGTTTTAGGAATCCGGATGATTATTTGCCCAAAAATATGAAACGCGAATTAATTAGTGAATCAGATTTTATTGATTGTCAGATTCATAAAGAAAATAAAGATGTAAAAAAAAAGTATGACTTTTTGTATATTTGTCATAGAGATAATTTAAAAGACTGTAGTAAAACAGAATGGGTTGCCTATAATAAAAATCTTGAATTAGCAGAAAAATGTATTAGTATTCTTTGTAAAAAAAAGAAACTAAAAGGATTACTTGTTGGTAGAGAAGGTTGTAAAATAAAAGGGTGTACCAGTCTAAATATTGATACTACAAAAAAATTAGATTATTATGATCTGGTAAAAAAATATGATGAATGTAAAATCATTTTTATACCTAATGTACATGACGCATCTCCAAGAGTATTGTGTGAAAGTTTAGCCCATAATTTAAGATGTTTAGTAAATACAAAACTAGTTGGTGGGTGGAAATATGTAAACGAAGAAACTGGTGAATTCTTTAATGATGAAAATGATTTTGAAGAAAAATTAGATAAAATTTTAAACAATTATGATTCCTATTCGCCAAGAAACTATTTTGTTAAAAATTATGGTATAAAAAATGCAGGTAAAAAACTAAAAGACTTTATATATAGTATATTTGGTGATAAAATAGATATTCCAAAAGAAAAGGTTGAATATGTCACACCAGAATTTTCCAAAAAGGGATGGGTTTCATGTAATTAATGTAAATTACTATTTCCGATCTGAAATTTTTTGAACGAATTCTGGGATGCTTCATATTCTTTCCATTTAAGCGCATCGCTTAAACGTTTAGTTCTGTAAGCATACGAATCTTTATTTATTTTAATATCCCCTCTAGAAGTAAATGTCTCTTTTTTAACTAATATATAGACAACAAATAGTATAAGAATTAAAGCAAGTATAAGTATAAGTTCCATTATATTAATATTAGAAATTAATTATTTTCTTCTGAGACTTCGGTTAATCCATCAGTACTATTCTCGGAAATACTATGTCTAAAAATAACATAAAATATATTCAGAAGAGAACCCAGTATACAAAGAATGCCTATACAAATACTAATATCCGATAATCCCAACATAAATATCCCACACAAAAATTGTATACTAAAATTGACTATATTAATATCTATATCTATTTTTTCAGGATAAATCTTTAAAAGAGCAAGAACAAAAGTCATACACAAAATAAATGTATTAACAATAAAGATTAAAGCATTATATCTTTTACTAATTATAGTATAATTACTAATAACGGTTATAAAAAAACCTATAATAGTTAAAAGATTACAAAAATTAATAGCATTAATTAATTCTACCATTTATAATAGAAATACTGATTAACTTTAAATAAACATTATTAAAGCATACTTTCCTCATTAGTAATAGTGTTATTATTTGTTTTTAATGAACATCTGCATATCGGACATGTATGATTAGTTTTTAACCAATTATCCAAACAATTATGATGGAATATATGACCACAACTATTAATTTTTCTTATAATTTCATTTTGTTGTAAATCTATACGACATATAGCACACATCGTTTCTTCTTCTTCTAAACTATTATACAGTTTTAAGTGCGTATTATCTAATAAATTGTCTATAGATATAGATACTTCTGTATTAATTTCTGATGAAGGATTAAAAATAGAATTTAGTATATGATAATTTATAGGTTCTGAAAGAGATATTTCTATATCTCTAAATAATGTTTCCGGTGTTGGTGTTGTTGGTCGTGGAATATTAGTAGAATTTTCATTAAAAGGAGCACGGACTGGTGGTGATGGTGTTGTAGCCTGCGTTCTAAAATTGTTAGATCTTGTTCGCGATCTACTATTTAATGAATTTCTTGTTAGTTGTTGTAATATATCAAACATAGTATTCTGGTTATTAATTATATGGGTTAAGGTATTATTTAATCTTTGTGAAGATATATCATTATAAGACATAATAAATAGTATTATATTATTATTTAAAGTTTTTTACTTAATAAATAAAATGATAGAGGATGATTTTACCAACTATAGTGGTAAAGGTCTAAGTGGATTAGTAAATTATGGTAATACTTGTTATATTAATTCTGCTATACAAAGTCTTAGTCACACCCTTGATTTGACTGATTTTTTCCGTTCTAAAAAATACGAAAAAAAAATTAAAGATAAGGATGATAATATAAATACAGAATTTGTAAAAAATTGGGTCAAACTTTTAAATGGATTATGGGAAGATAACTGTATTATATCACCAAAAAGTTTTTTTAAAAATTTAATACAAATATGTAATGAAAAGGGGATAAATCTAGGATTTTCTGTAAATATGCAGAATGATATACAAGAATTTTTGATGGTTGTTTTAGAGATTTTTCACGATTGTTTTTCTGAAAAAAAGAAATTTAAAAGCTTAAGGAAATTGGAAGGTCTAAATAAAGAGTCTGAAAAATCTTGGAGTGATTTTTATGAAAATGATTATTCTAAAATTATAGAACTATTTTATGGTCAAATTTTAACAGTAATTTCTGATAAAGAAACTGGTAAAGTTTATTCTAATAATTTTCAACCTATATGTTTTGTACCATTGCCTATTAATAATAAAGAAGATTGTTCTATATATGACTGTATAGATTTGTATTTAGAAAAAGAAACATTGGAGTCACATAAAATTAATGATGAAGGTGAAACTAAAGATATTTATAAACAAATGAAATTATTTAGACTTCCTAAAATTATTATTTTTACAATTAACCGTTTTAATAATAATAACATGAAACTAAATAACAATATAGAATTCCCAGAAGATCTGGACATGTCTAAATATAACAATGATACTAATAATAAATATGAATTATATAGTGTTTGTAACCATTATGGTGGTAGTCGTGGAGGACATTATACATCTTATTGTAAAAATGATAACAAATGGTATGAATTTAATGATACCACTGTTATGAAAATGAGTAGTGTTAACACATCTAATGCATATTGTTTATTTTATAGACGAACTACGAAATAAAATTTTATTTTTATAATATATAATGAATAATAGTTTTAATTATTATAACAGACAGTTCAATAAATCACTTAATTCTGTGTCTAAAAAAAAACATACGCTTCTAATGGTAGGAGTTTCTGTTGGGTTAGTAGTTTTTGTATATTTATTATACAAACACCTCCATATTACATTTGACCTAAAGGCACTCTATAATTGGATTGTTGGTATAGAACAAAAAATTGTTGAAGATAGTGAGGATGAAGATGAAGAAGTTGACAGTGAAGGAAATCAGGTCTTCCATGTATCTGAGAATATTTTTACCTATGATGAAGCTAAATTAGTTTGTCGTTCATTTGATTCTGAACTAGCAACAGTTCAGCAGCTTATGGATGCTTATAAAAGAGGTGCTAACTGGTGTTCTATGGGGTGGATAGGCGACCAAATCGCAGCATACCCAATTCAACAAGAATTCTGGAATAAACTTAGCGATGAAGATATTAATTCGGAAAAATGTGGTATGCCAGGTATAAACGCAGGGTACTATAAGAATAAAGATTTTAAATTCGGCGCCAACTGTTATGGCGTAAAACCAACACCTAAAAATAAAGAACGTATTAATTTAAATTATGTAAATGAATATAGTCAAAATGATAAACAGGTCTTAAAATTTAAAAAGAATAGAGATACTTACAACATATCTCCCTTTAATAAAGAAAGTTGGTCTGAATATCAATAAGTTAAAGAAATAAACGATAGTATATACAAATGAACCATCTAAAAGCAGTATATTCTATTATTGTAAAAAGTTCTGAAAAAGTATATTCACAACTTGGTCGTGGTTATACAGAACAAATTTATCAGAAAGCACTTTTTCATGAACTAATGACATATGGGTTTAATATTGATATTGAAAGGTATCTTAATGTAATTTATACAGATTCAAATGGACTAAAACATATTCTATCTTCGAATCGTATAGATTTATTTATACATCCGAATAAATCATATGAGACCGGAAATATAATACTAGAACTAAAGGCTTCTACAAAAAAATCTATAGAAGATGTTGAAAAAACACAAGTAAAAAAATATTTTGACCAACTTGAAAAAGAAAATACACCAGTTGATTTTGGATGTATAATTAATTTTTCACAACATGCTGAAAACAAGATTCATTATTGGAATGATCTTGATATAGTTATAGAGTAATTTCATTTACCCCCAAACAATATTTCCTAGACAGGTAATAAAATGTTGAACAGAACCAGCGCGCACGAATCCACCCCTTTTCTTTTTAGTTCTTTTATTTTTGTTTAATTTTCTTTTCATTGAACGCATCGGTCCTTTCTTGGCCGATTTTTTCATATTACGTTTAGAAGTTTTTTTTGCAGGATGTTTCATCGATTTAGATTTTTTGACAGATAGGCGTTTAGAATATTTCATTATACTATTATTGATTATTTTTATTTTCTCTTAATATGGATATTATTTTTAGATAATTTTTCTCTTTTTTTAGAAATTCTATCCATGATAACCTCAATACCTTCTGGTTCTTCTATAGTTTCTTCTAAAACTTCTCTGAGTAATTTTATAGAAATAGATGGATATGATGTACTAACATCAAATCTTAATTTTGTTTCATTTAGATTAAGAACCTTGTTATTTAGATTATTACTACTAGCAAATGTTATTATATCCCTTTCTAATACATTTTTTTTGTTCTTAATTTCTCTTAATCCCTTATTTATTCTTTTAATGTTATTATCTAATGTAATCCAATTCTGTATATTTTTTACAAATAAATCAGACATTATATATAGCTACATAAAAATTTTTAATAAATATTTATAGAAAATAATTGTATTTTAGTATGAACTATAATCAAATTTTAATAGAGAATATTACAATTGATGATAATCATAATATTTCTTATAAAAATAGCAAAAATGTCATTAAAAAACTAATTATTAAAACACCCAAACTATATCTCCCCTTTGGTGTTGATAAGACGGATAAAGATTACTTTTTGAACGTTCAACTCAGGAAATCTAGAGATAAAGAATTTAATAATGAATTAGATAAATTTGAACAATTTATACAGAATATAGAAAATTTGATAAAAACCAAGTTAAATAAAGAAATTAATTCACAAATTAGATATAGTGAAAAATATGATACTATGATTTGTTTAAAAATTAAAAAATATAAGGACAAAATTACAACTGAAGTAAAACAGAATAATAGTTTTTTTAATTTTTATAAAATTACCAAAGGTATCTATTTGGATTCAGAAATTATTATAGATAAAGTTTGGATATATAATGATGTTATACACTACAAAATTAAAGCACAACAAATAAATATTAGCGTTTAATAAAACATAAATTTTTGGTCTATTAAAATAATGAGCATTACAATTACAGACTATAGGAATATAGATATTAACCAGATAGAACTTAAGAAACCTGAAAAGATAAAAGGTAGTTATTATAGTTTTGCACAATATAAAGGAAATGAAATTTATATCAAAACACCTATGCTAACAAATATAACTAATATTGTAAAATTAGATACAAGATGCTATATAGAATTAGATCTTGATATTTCTAATGAAGAAAATAACGAATTTTATGAATTTTTAAGTAATTTCGATGATAATAATATTCTTAAAATTCATAAAGAAAGTAATAGTTGGTTTAATAAAGAATTCCCATTAGATATTGTAGAAGAATTTTATACATCTCCTCTTAAACATAAAAATAATCCTAAATTAAAATTAAAGGTTCCGGTTACTAAAAATAAAATAGATTGTTCAATCTATGATAAAAATAATGTAAGTATTACAAATCTTAATGAGAATAATAAAGTTATTTGTTTATTAAAATTCTGTGGTTTAAAATTTTTATCTCAACAAGTTATTTCAGAATGGATTCCTATACAAATAAAAACGAACGAAATTGCAACTCAATCCAACATGGAATATTTAATTAATGATAATTTTAAAAATAATATAGAATCCACTGAACCAGAATCCACTGAACCAGAATCCACTGAACCAGAATCCACTGAACCAGAATCCACAGAACCAGAATCCACAGAACCAGAATCCACAGAACCAGAATCCACTGAACCAGAATTAACTGAACCAGAATCCACAGAACCAGAAATTTCTTTTGTAAAAATTTCAGATACTCAAGATGAAATTTCGGACAATGAATTGAATGAAATCGAAATTGATGAAATTGAATTTGATGAAACTGAATCTGTAGAAAATATTGACGAATTAAAAAAGGAATTAGAAAAATATAAAAAATTATTTGAAACTCATGAAAATAAAATTAATGATATAAAAAATCTTGTAATTTAATATTTTACACGAATTTTTTATATTTTCTAATATTATAGATATGAATATGTTAAGTAATGTTCTCGATTTAAACGACAAAATGACCAAAATGACACTTCTACTTGGTTCTGCTGCCTTAGTTGTACTAATGGTGAAAAACAATGAGAAAGCTTTAACTCCTAAAGTATCAAACAGTGTTCTACTAATGGTGTGTGTTGGAACACTTTTCTTAGCTTATCAGATTAATGAAGAAGATGAATCTAACAATGTTAACTTAGTTAACGAAGTTGATAATTCTTCGATTTCTGATTTAAGTAATGATAATGTTAGTGAGGGGTTCATGGATGCTCCTGAAACACCTATGAGCGAAGTTTCGTCTCAAGAAGTACAGTCTGTTGTTGAGGAACCTATTGCATCGGTTGACCCTGTTGTCGAGAGAGAGGCAGTGCGTCCCGAGGGTCAGGTCGAGGAGACTACTACAGTTGCTCCTACCGAAGCTTCTACCACGGCCAATGTTGGTGTTACTGGATTGTCGCCGGATGATAGTAGTTTTGCACCAATTAGTATGGATACTTCTTTAGAAAAGGTCCCAGAACAATGTTTCCCTAAGGATATCAGAGATCCTAGCGAACTTCTTCCTAAGGATAAAGATAGTGCATGGGCTAAAAATGTTCCTGCTGGTCAGGGCGAATTAAGTTCTCAGAACTTCCTTAACGCCGGCCATCACCTTGGTGTTAACACTGTAGGACAGAGTTTGAGAAACGCTAACCGACAGCTTAGATCTGAACCCTCCAACCCACAGGTTAAAGTCAGTCCATGGCTTCAGTCTACTATTGAACCCGATATTAACCGTCGTGGTCTTGATATTGGTACTAACTAATTTAGTTAGACTTTTTAGCTTTTTTAGCCTTTTTAGTCTTTTTAGATTTTTTAGATTTTTTAGATTTTTTAGATTTTTTAGATTTTTTAGATTTTTTAGATTTTAAATTGTTTACACAAAACTTATTTAATTCTAATAGTGTTCTTTCATTATTAAAAATACCATCCTTTGTTATTTTCCCATTATTATAGAAATGTACTGTCGGAACTCCATTTATTGGCGGTGTTATACTATGCAAATCCAAACTATTAATATTTAGTTTTAGTTTATTTAACTTTTTATTCTTTTTTTTCTCAAATAAATCCCATATTGGCAAAAAATCAGTACAATAACCACAATTTTCCGAATAGTATAGAACTACCCAATTTCCATTATTAATTTTACTATTCATCATATTATATATTAATAATTTATTTTATACTATTATTATAATGTTTAGAATTTGTATTCTATTACTATCTACCTTAGCTATACTTGCTGTATTATATAATATGTTACCTCCTATTGTAGAAAATTTTGATAATCAAGATAATAATGGTAACTCCAATAACGATGAAGAAAATGAAGAGAATGAGGAAGAAAAAGATGAAGATGAAGAAAATGAGGAAGAAAAAGATGAAGAAAAAGATGAAGATGAAGAAGAAGAAAAGGATGAAGAAGATGAAGAAAAAGATGAAGAAAAAGATGAAGAAGAAGAAAAGGATGAAGAAGATGAAGAAAAAGATGAAGAAAAAGATGAAGATGAAGAGAAGGAAGAAGAAAAAGAAGATGAAGAAGAGAATAGTGATACTGAAGAGAATAGTGATGATGAAGATAATAGCGGTGATGAAGAGAATAGTGATGATGAAGATAATAGCGGTGATGAAGATAATAGTGATGATGAAGATAATAACGATAATACTCGTGAGGATGATGATGAAGATAATAGTGATGATACTCGTGAGGATGATGATGAAGATAATAGCGGTGATGAAGATAATAGTGATGATGAAGATAATAACGATAATACTCGTGAGGATGATGATGATGAAGATAATAGTGATGATACTCGTGAGGATGATGATGAAGATAATAATAATGATACTAACGATGATGAAGAGAATAGTGATAATTCCAATAAAGAAGAAGATAATAGTAATGAATTTAAAACAACAACAACAGAAGGATTTACAAACTATAATGTTTTATATGATACAACCAATTTAAGCGAGTATTACAATATTTTATAGTGTTTATTTATCTTTATCTTTAATTTAAAAATTAATATTTTTAATATTTTAAATATTTATATGAAAACTAATAAAATTGTCTATAAAAAAGACAATTTTATAGACTCAAACCATTTAAGTAAAGAAACTTATGTTAATAGTCAAAATATACAACATTATAATATAGAATTTATTTCGACCTTTAGTTCAAGCCTACAAGGTCCACTTCCCACAAAGAACATTATAAAGGATCTTATTATAAAACATGATATAGTTACTACCATAAACGAATTAAACTTATGCAACGCCGAACAGAATGAAAGTCATAAACTTGACGAATGTATAGATAAAGACGATTTATATTTAGCGTATCCTAAAGTTGGTGAAATATCTATATTAATTCCAATAAGGGTGATTTCCCAAACAGCTTTAGATGGTAAAGAAAAAATAAATACAGCTCTTTCGAAATTTATAGACAGTCTTTGGGGAACCCGTCTTTGGGGATACACCTTTAAGACGAAATCCATAATAGTTACACACAAATTTTCTGAATTGCCATCAATAACAGAGACTACTGAATCACCCAAGTCTTTATCTATACAATTAAATAATATAGAACTAATCGTGAGTTATAGTTCTAGTATACAAGAAAACACTTATACGACTAACACTATAAAGGGTCTTATTATAAAAACTGATATTATTACTACTATAAACAACTTAAATTTATGTAATACCGAACAGAATGGAAGTAATGAATGTACCGATAAAGATGATTTAATTATAACATATCCCAGTGAAGGAAACATTTCTATATTAATTCCCATAAAGGTGATTTCTCAAACATCAGAAGAGAGTAAAGAACTAATAAATAACGCACTTTCAAAATTTATAGGGAAACGATGGGGGAGACGACAATACACATTTACTAATAAATCCATAACTGTAACTTCTAATCTTAATAATTTACAAGAAAATATAGTAAATAATAAATGTGTGTCTTTTAAACCAAATAGTTCTGAAACAAATACACAATTAAGTGTTAGTGTAAATAATATATGTAGACCATATGATAATATAACATCTACTACAGCATCTACTACAGTTGATCATAATAATAATAAAATAGAAACCAATAGATGTACACCATACAAACCTATTGCATCTGAATCTAAAAATACAGATACTGAAGTTATTGTAACAAGTAAATGTTTATCTTTTAAACCTAACACAACGGAACCGGATAATAAAGAAACCAAAGAATCTGTTAGTGTAACTGACACATGTAGTCCTTATGAAATAAAGTCTGCTACAACTACAGATGCTACAACTACAGATGCTACAACTACAGATGCTACAACTACAGATGCTACAACTACAGATGCTACAACTACAGATGCTACAACTACAGATTCTACAACTACAGATGCTACAACTACAGATGCTACAACTACAGATGCTACAACTACCGAAACATCTAAAGGTATTAGTGTAAACAATATATGTAGGCCATATGATAATACATCTACAACTACAAAATCATTAGTTAATCAAATAAATAATAATAATAGATGCACACCATATAAACCGGATGAATTTGTTCCTACAACTACGAAATCAGAAGTTATTGTAACTAGTAAATGTTTATCTTTTAAACCGGAAAATAAGGTAACAGATTCTGAAACTACGGAAGCATCCGCAACTACGGAAGCACCAGCAACTACGGCTGCTGCTACGGTTGCTACTAAAGAAGCAAGTATTACTCGTACATGTAAACCATACAGTAAAACTACAACGGAAGCACCAGAAACTACTGCTGCTGCTACTACGGTTGCTACTAAAGAAGCATCTAAAGGTATTAGTGTTAACAATATATGTAGACCATATGATAATACACCATCGACTACAAATACGAAATCACAAGTTACTAAAATAAATAATAATAATAGATGCGACCCATATAAACCGGATGAATCTGTTCCTACAACTACGAAATCAGAAGATATTGTAACTAGTAACTGTTTATCTTTTAAACCGGAAAATAAGGTAACAGATTCTGAAACTACGGAAGCATCCGCAACTACGGAAGCACCAGAAACTACTGCTGCTGCTACTACGGTTGCTACTAAAGAAGCATCTAAAGGTATTAGTGTTAACAATATATGTAGACCATATGATAATACACCATCGACTACAACTACGAAATCACAAGTTACTAAAATAAATAATAATAATAGATGCGA